ATTTCCACTAATGTCTAATGATGCAGCAATGATTTCTCCACTTGCATTAATAGCACCGTTTATGTCTATAGTTGTAGCGGCAATCTGTATTTCAGTATCTGCAACAATGTCTAACTGTCCGTCAGTGCTTGAACTTACATGAATTGCAGCATCTCTAAACTGTATTTTTTTGTTAGTATCCATAGTAGAGTCGGCATTACTAGCGAAACCACCATTGAATACGGTTGCAGCAGTTGTCGTCAATACACCTGTTACAAGGGCAGTTGTTGCCATGTTCACTGCACCGTCAATATCTACTACGTCAAGGTTAGCTGTACCATCAACATCAATAGCACCTGATATATCTAATGACGCAAAACTACCTACACCTGTAGTCGTAATTGCAGACGCACCATTATTAATTATGCCAAAGTCAGACGTTATTGAGCCGGCATTTAATGCACCTGTAGTAACAATACTGCCAGACCCGGCTACTGGACTTAGCACAGAAGCTATTGCAGTCCCACCTATTGTTATAGCATCAGCCTCAAGTGTACCGTCTACATCTACATCACCACTAAAGTCACCTGTAGCTGCATCTAACTCTCCTGATACAGTAAAGTTTCTTACGCCTGTATAATCTTTGTTAGAATCTAACACAACCGCCTTAGAAGCTATGGCTGTACCAATAGCAGTACTACCTAAGTCTAGTGCATTAATTTCACCTACTACAACGGTAGCACCGTCTAATTTATTTAATTCTTCTGGAGTAGAAGTAACTTGAGTATTAGAAGCAGCCGCTAAAACAGGAACCGTTCCAGATACATTAGGTAAAGTTATTGTTCTATCTGCAGTAGCATCTACCGATGTTAACGTAGTTTCGTGTGCATCAGCAGTAGAACCCTCAAATATAACTGCGTTATTAGCGTCCATAGTAACTGAGTTTACAGTGCTAAATGTTCCACTAACAGAAACATTAGGCACAGTTAAAGTACCCGTGCTAGGATTATAATGCATATCTCCGTCAGATTCTAGACCAAGGTTACCCCCATCTAAATCACCGCCTGCGGTAAAGATAATAGCATTATTTTCATTAGTGCTTTCATTATCTGTTATAGTAACAGCAGTAGCAACTGCTGCAGTACCAGAGTAACCAGAAGAAGTAATTGTACCTAAAGAAGAACCCGCATCTGCAAAAGTAACTGTACCACCGTCTGCATCAATAGTTACATTGCCCGCAACATCTAATGTCATGTTGCCAGAACTTAACGACATAGTAGTACCATCAATATTAAAGTTATCAATGTCTATACCAGCATCAGCTGTAATTTTTCCAGTGGAAACTATGGTAGAGCTATTTGTTATAGCACCATCTACTTGTAATGTAGAAGCCATGTCAACTGCACCATCGATGTCAACAACATCTAAGTTTGTAGTTCCATCTACATCAAGGTCACCATTAAAGTCTACATTGCCTGTTACTAGTAATGTAGTTGCCATATTTACAGCACCGTCAATATCTACGACATCAAGATTAGTAGTACCATCTACATCTAAATCGCCGTTAAAATCTACGTTTCCTGCAACTGCTAATGTAGTAGCCATATCTACTGCACCATCGATGTCAACAACATCAAGATTAGTAGTGCCGTCTACGTCTAAAGCACCATTGAAATCTACATTACCCGCAACAGCAAGCGTGGTCGCCATATCTACGGCCCCGTCAATGTCTACTACATCTAAGTTTGTAGTTCCGTCTACATCAATATTTCCACTAATGTCTAATGATGCAGCAATAATTTCTCCACTAGCATTAATAGCACCATTGATATCTATCGTTGTAGCTGCAATTTGTATTTCTGTATCTGCTACAATATCTAACTGTCCGTCAGCAGAAGAGTTAATATACAATCCAGTATCTCTAAATTGTATTTTATTATTTGTGTTTACTGTCCACGCAGAATTAAGATTAGCACCATCTAGTGCTAGCCCGGTTGAGGCATTTATATCTACTATAGGAGCTACTATTTCTAATTCACCATCTGCATCGATATCTAGTTGGCCATCAGTACTTGATGAAATTTTAAGATTAACATCTCTAAAGTTCATGACACCTTGTAAATATGCATCCTTATAAAGAAGGGAAGCAGTACCTAAGTCAAGCGTATTTGTTGTTTTTGGATTAACATTAGTAGCACTTACAACAAGGTCTTGAGCAGGACCTGCAACAGTAATAGGCCCACCTTCTGCAGCAGTACCGTCATGCGTATGTCCGGTAGTTGCAAAAGCAGATTGAATTGCGTCAAACTCTCCGTCAAGGTCTGTTGCATTAATAATGTTGCCATCAGCAATGTTGTTGCTCGTATCATTACGAGTGTAGCTTGTACCCATAGTTAATTTTACCTTCTATCGTGAGTTGCGTACTCAACTGTCAATGCATCGAGTGAGTATGGGGGGTCTGTACCGTCAGATTCAAATTGAAATGACACAGCAAATGCGGAACCTACAACTGGAGTATCAAATAGTTTTAGTAGCTTTACACCAAAGGCTGTTGTTCCAAATACAGCTTCTCCGTAAAAACCTACAGCACCTTCAGTATTAGTAAACGTAACAGGAGTAGGTTGAATAGTACCCTGCGTATCAAAATCTAATTTTAAACTTGCATCAAAGTTTACACTACCTTGAGGGTCGGTGTAAAGAAATAACTTATAAAATGTCTTACGTACTCGTGGGTCCTGCATAGATAAATGTGGGGTAGCAAAGGTAGTTTGAATATTTAAACCATCAAAGCTGTTTCCCGATTCCATCTGATAAAGATAGCCATCATCATTAGCAAAAATTACTAATTCTACGGCGGCATTATATTCACTAGCTACTGCACTTACACGAATACCCCGAGTTTCTGCAAAGCCTGTTCCTGCACTACCTTGTTCCGCATACTGTGTGGCTATTATGCCTTGTGAGTTTTCTTGTGTAAGTGTATCAGAAAATCCAAATATTCTATACTGTGATTTTTCCCGGACTACACAACTTGTAAAAGTTGAATTAGTAGCAATGAACTTGGTAAAGTTATTTTGAATAGGCTTTGAAATTGCAGCTAAGCCAAAGTCACCAATACGTTCTGTAGCACTTAAAAGTCTTAAGCCATCAATAGCAAGAAACATTATGTCTCCGCCAATCTCTTGGACTGTATCACTATCAAGACAACCAATGTCTTTAGTAATAGGCTGCATCTTAAAGTCTGAAAGAGTACTACCTGTCAGCTGTTGAATGTGTCGTTCCGTAAATATAATCAACTGATTACGAAAAACTGCTAGTCCGGTAATTACAGAGCCTACATTAATTGACCCTGCACCATCTCCTGATTCAAATGTGCTATCAATAAATGGCCCTGTAAATGATAGGGTAGACCCCTTACCAAAAAACAAAGCATTCTTATATTCAATTACGTGAGTTGCACCTAGTACACCGGAAGGAGCAGCAGGTAAAGCAACAAAATCTGTATCATCATAAAGTGCAGGAGGATTAAAGCCATCTACTATTGCTATTTTTTCTGTACCGTTAAAGTTGTATCTAGCAAATCTTGCTTTAACTGCATTTTCTGTAGCTACAGATATAAAAGTAACTACTGCATTATCAGCAGGATTACTAGCCAGTGCTGGATTAATTGCTAGAGTAGAACCACCCCCACCGGATACAGATGCATCAGCAGTTACAGTATATACAAGGTTAATACCTGCAATTTTAAATACGTCACCTGCTTGAGGTACTCCGGTAATACCATCTATTGCTAAAGAAGTACCCGATTGACTTGCTCCATTTACAAGTGTAGTACCATAGTCATATACATTTATCTTTGTAAAACCAGAACCCGATGTTTTAAATATATCAGCATTCTTAGCTACGATTGCTTTATTTTCCCATATTGCAATACCTAATGCTTTATAGTTAGCTGTAGTACTTACAAAAGTAACAGCATCTGCATTTGAGGGATTAACTATCATTGTTTGAAGAATAGTAAGTGTTACTCTATTATTGGTAGCATCAAAAACTGCACCACTAACTGCAACACTATACCTAAAAGATAGTACTGCTCCATCTGCAGGTGCTGTTAGAAGAGCAGGAGATATAGTTAAAGTAGAGTCAGTTCCCGATAAAGCAGTTGCAGAACTTATTGTATGTACTACTGAAGAGCCTGCAATTGTAAACGTATCATTTGCGGAAGGACGAACATTTAACCCATCTACATTTAAACTTGTGCCAGTTTGACTTGCTCCATCTATTGCTCCACCGGCTAGTGCAAAAACGTCACCTGCTCCGGGACTGGTGTGAATAGCACCAAGTATTAAAGTTTTACCACTCTGCCCATTACCGTGTACTACAGGAGCACTATATGGTGGAATGATAGCGTCATCATATTTAGAGTAGCCTTCGATACGCCTATAGCCACCCTCTACGGATGGTTCATAGTTACGAAGAATACGAGCAGAACCCGGAGCATTTACACCCTGTTGTAAAGGGCTTAAATTGGTTATTAAACCACCACGAAATTCTACTGGGTAAGTTTGCCATTTGTCCATTAACGTGGGAACCTTGCGCTGCCTCTATTACCCCCACCTGTATTCTGCGGGATTAAATAGGAGCGTAAATAAGAATAACGATTGATTAACATAGACCGCATACTTTTAATGCCATCTTCAAATTTCTCTTTTGCAACTAGTGCATCTTGTGTATTACCACGAAATAAATAAGCATAGTGCATAGCACCATCTACTATTACGTGCCTAAATCTTTCAGGAACTCCGGGAACATCATTGTGTAAAGCCATGTCTACAGGTACACTATAGTATTCATATACTATTGAGTATGCTTTATTAGGAACAGGAGTTACTATGTATTCAAGGGAAGGAGCATGTGACACACGTTGTGGGACACCTTGGCCTAAAGAAGTAGTAGTACTATTATACTCTTGGTCTACATACTTGTCAAGGTATTCTTCATAAACTATTATAGGAAGTTTGACTGTGCTATTTCCAAGAGTAGCATTTTCTTTAATTCTAAAAGTGTCAAAGTCAATTACTTTACAGTCTGTAGGAAAAGGATAACGGGTAACTCCTATAGAAAGTGTGTCTTCTTGCTCTACATGATTAAAGGGCCACTGATACTCTGATTGATTTATATAACGAATAGATGCTGATATGGCATCTTTTGCTTGCCCATAAAATCCTGTAGACGTAGCAAAGTTAGTTGAGGTAAGTTCAACTTCATTTAGTCGTCTATTGATATCATTTACTAGGCCAAGAAAGTTGTATGCCATATGTTTACTTCTCTCTAATTTTAATTTTAATTGTACGTTCTGCTACACTACTAGTGCTGTCAGTCATAGTACAACTAAATGTATACTCTCGATTGTTTACCCCACCTGCTAAATTAATAATAGCAACCGTAGAGGTATTTGACTGAGATGCATTTTGAATATTATCTGTTACTGCGCTACTTGAAGCAGTAGTCAAAGTTTGACCTGCGCCTAATGTAGTTTTAGCAATCGCATCTGTTTTTACACCCCATACTACTGAACTAATTGTTCTGGTGCCAAGGAAGCGTGACCAATCTACACTGTAATCTAGCGTTTCATCTTTATCTTTAATAGGCCAACGATTTGACATTAGTGTAACTCCGTTACATATACAGCATATTCAAAGAATACTTAATCTCTGCGTATATATACTGTTCTGTTTTGAAACTCTATAAGTACCACTCTGGTATCGGATGTCTTTGCAGGAGAAATAGCAATTCTTCGATTTTCAAAGGGTATATTAATTCTTCTTTCAGTTGTTGTAGTCATTAGGCTACCTATACTGAGTTGTAATTAGTAAAAAAGGGGGACAGTTAGTGTGAAACATAGCTGCCCCCCAATTTAGTTAAGCAAAGTCTCTCGCTGCTTCCAACGGTTCAACTCCACCTATGTCTGTGATATCCATACAGACGGCCCATATCCGCAGTTTACCTGCAGTAAGAGCACCTTCTGTTACGAATTTCAAGTCAATAGTATCGTCAGCAATAATAACTTGGATTTGCGCTGCTTCTGTTCCGGGAGTAATCCCATAAGTACCAGAAGCACCACCCACGATATCAAGGCCGTCAATGTACAAATCTACAGTACCACCTGTATAACCAAGGTCAACAGTAGCAGTACCAGAAGGAGAGGATTCAACAATTTCAATCCCAGAAGAAAGCACAACAGTACCTTTAGGTACGTTAAGCACTTGCTCTGTGTCTCCAGCAGCATAATCTGCACCATTAATGGCGATTTGCGCTTTGATGTCAAGTATGTTTTGTATTAGATACGGCTTGCGCCCACGGGCATCATTACCACGAGCAGGTGTATCTGCGACTACGTATGCGGTCATATTCTAACCCCCCTTACGCTAAGTGATACATGGCGTTAACAAGAGCTTCAGGACGAAGTATCTTGCGGCCATATAGATGCATACCACGAACAATGTCAGCAAAGCTGTCAGGGTCACGATATGTTTCTGTTTTGTTAATCTGCTCTGCAGTTGCAACAGCAGACGAGTGACCAGCAACAATTACACCAAAGTTAGCTGAACTGTTAGTTCCTGAGAAGGAAGCACCAGTACCAACTGAAGGTAGGTTGTTAGAAGCATACACTTTAAATCCGTGGATGTTGTCACTTACAACGCCGTTCTGTAGTCCGTTACCACCGAAGTCAGCATTAAATAGACGAGAGTCTTCGTCTTTCAATACTTCGATGAATACAGGGTCAAGAACAAGCCAGCGACCTTGCGAATCCACATTCTGCTGGTCTAGCTTACGAGCCATACGAGCAAGAACTTGAAGTGGGTTTGCGTCACCAGCAGCCGTTGGAGCAGCACCAGCACCAGTACGTGGCAGAATAGCAATAGCATCTGCGGCAGTACCACCGTTAAAATCAACAGCATCTAACTTCATGCTTGATAGTAACTCATCAGTACCTGCAGTAGATACAGCAACAGAACCATTAACGGTAGTGTTAGCAACGCCTGCAGCTGAGCCAATAGCAGCTTGTTTATAACCAGCAAGATAACCAAGAACGTCTTGGTCAAACTGGTCAGCAATACGGTACGCAGCACGTTCACTTGCAAGTGATTGAAAGTTTACGTGGCTGTGTGCTTCTTCAATGTCATCTACTTTAAAAGCAAAGTAATTAGCTTTGTCGATAGTTAGATTGAAGTCTTCATCGTCAAGGTCTTGCGGTGTGATAGTAGTACCACGTTCGTAAGCCTTTACTGTGATTTCCGGTTCTTTAATAATCTTAACGGAATCTCCCATTGTAGCAATCTCACCAAAGTAATCATTATTGGTGATTGCCTCACAAACAGCGGCCTTGCGGAAAGCAAGCTGCACCTGTTTGCTGTAAATAACGGGCGAAAAATTACCGTTAGGAAGATTACCATAACCAGCTTGTGAATTAAAAGCCATCTTAGTTTCTCCTAGATTGGTATTTTTGTCCAGAATTGGACGGGTTATTTAACAGATGCAAACTCACCAGACTATATAGGAGGCTGAATCACTATGGGTGCGTTTTCTATTTAGTCGGCCAACCAAATATTTAACGGGCCATGTTTATCAGGTAATCCGTAAGACTGATATTGTTTGCGTACTGGGTATAAACATATTGCAATATACTTATACCCAAGTGTCTCTAGTTATACTTACGCATAACCATTTGTCAACACTTTTTTATCTGGCGGAACCAGACATATCATAGACGAACTTTCCAGTGCGGATAGCTTCTATGATTTCATCAGACTTCTTCTCGTATTCTTGAGCAGACA